GAACCGTCCTCGTCGGACAGCGTGCCCGAGTTGCCGTCGGACGAGGCGGACTGGACGGCCGCGTACTCTTCCGCGTGGGAATAGGCGCGCCAGCCGCTCCAGGTCTTGTCAGGCTCGTTCTCGGGCTCTATGCCGCAGAGCAGGTCCAGGCCGGTGGAGCCGTCGGCATCCGTGAAATAATCCTCCTGCCCGAGGTCGCGGTTGCCGAATTTGGCGCCAAGGGCCATGCACAGCTTGGCGTAGGTCCTGTAGGAGCCGGGGGACATCGTCGCCTTGAAATACTCCGCCAGTCCGCCGACGCCCCGCGAGGGAAGGGGTGTCCAGACGTCCTCAAGCCAATAGCCGTCGCAGGGACGGTTATCGCCGTTCACCGGAGGGTACTTGCAGTAGTCGAACGTGCCGGTAAAGGTGAGGTAAGGGCGCAGACCGTTCTTCTTATAGGTGCCCAGCAGGTCGATGAACCCGTCCACGCCCCCGTTACCTGTAATCCAGGGAATATTGTCCACGCGGAATTTCATGTCGGCAAGCCGGGTATAGGCGTCCGCAGTGTTGTAGTTCGTGGCGAAGTGACCGGGATGGATATACAGGCGTACCCGCTCGCCGCTGCACATCGAGTGCAGGCGCCCCTGCTGGTAGGCGTGACCGTTGGTGCAGAAGAACTGGTCGACCGTATGCCGCCCGGCCGCGCGGCGTATGGGGGGCATGATGCCGCCCGGGCGGGCGGTGACGGGACGACCGTACAGGAGTATGTTGTTGATGGCCTCGATGGTACTGTTCCACTCTTCCTTTGGAAGCCCTTCGGACAGGCCGGAAAAGCCGAAGTCCATCAGGTCGAACGAAAGCTTGACGAAGCGGCACTTCAGGCCGGAGAAAGGCAGGGACTGCCAGGTATTGAACCCGTGTTCCATCGCACCCACGTATTCCCATTCGTAGCCGAAATCCTTCATCGCGAAAACGGAATATTTGGGCTTGCTGGTCGAGAAGACGAACAGCCGGTCGAGGGAATGCACGGAGAACAGGTCGATGAATATGTCATAGGGCACCGAGGCGCGGCTGTACTTGTTGGCAAGCCAGTAGGTGGGAAAGGACTTGTTGGACGTGTCCGGATAGCCGTCTTCCAGGTATTGGTTAAGCCCGGACTCGTCAACGGCCCTGTCGATCGTGCAGAGGCCGCCGTCGCTGTCAGTCGACGCCGTATTGTCCTGGGCGAAGATGTTCCTGGCCGTGAGGTTGATACGGTACGCCTTGGAGAGGTCTTCGGCGCCGGTGGTGCGGCAATAGGCGAAATCGGAGGCCGCGGAGACATACCGGACGCCGTAGTTCACCTTGACGGACTTCAGATAAATGTAATACTCCTTATTCGGGGAAAGGGAGGAAAGGGTCATCCGCTGCAGGGTACCGGGGGAACCGGGCGCGGGAACGCCCTCCACGTTCTTGAGCCCCTCCCAGACCTTGGGGTCGTCGGCATCCACAAGGCCGTTCGCGTAACGGATGTCGTATCCGGTCACCTTGTCATAGATGTTGTTTCCATGCGGCGCGGTCCACTGGACCGTACAGACGCTTGAATCGTAATATACGACCTGGAAATCCGGGACCCTGGAGGGGGTCGGGTACTGGACATCGCCAAGCACGGTGTTGCTGTGCATATAGATGGTGTCGCCGATGCGGTGGTAGGACAGCAGGGCGACGGTATCGCCGTTCAGCGGAAGGTCTATGGTCCCCCTGATGTCGCCGGCAAGGGAGATCTGCTTGAAACCCGTCTGGAAGACGAGGATCTTGCCGGCGCTGCCGTCCTTCGTGCCCGTGATGGAAAGGTTGAAGATGCCGGCATCACCGGAAAGCGTGACTTTCGCATAGGGGGTTCTCGTGAAATCAACGATGATATCATTGCCGGTGAACCCCACATCGGCAAATTGCTCAAGGCTGAAGGTCTTGAACACGTCAAGGTTCAGGGGCTCGTATTTGGCGCCCGCCCAGATATAAAGCGCGTCTCCGACCTTAAAAAGGCCGTGAGTGTCCGCACCGTTCGGATGGGCGGCTTTCAGATCGTCCAAGGTGTTATAACTGCCCAATATGATGAAATCAAGGCTCTGACCCTTGTCGCCGTCACGGCCTTTCAAGGAGGATACCGGAACGGCGACCGTGCGCTTGACGCCGTTCAAGAACTGCACGCCGGGAAGGGAACGGATGCCGTCAAGAGTTTCGGCGGAAGGAACGTTCTCAACCTGGATGGCGGACTCTTTCAAATACGGACCAACCAGGGCGGCAAGGTCGCGCAAGTCTTTATCGGATAATTCGTCTAATAGTCCCATAGTTATGCATTATTCATATTTTTTATAAAGTTTGCCGTCACGGTAAAAAGACAGGCTGCCGGGTTGAAGGACGCAGTCCCTGCTCGAATCAAGCTGGTAGATGCGGCACGAGCCTTGCGTCAAGGTGATGCCGGAGCCTCCTATAAGGTCCTCAATGTTCGCGCCGCTCGCGCCGTAATAGGCGGTTCGGACCAATTCGTGATTCTTGTTGTAGTCGCGCATGCGCAGGCGGGGCAGGTAGGGCATGTCGGATTGCTCGATGAAAGTCATTTCGCAAACCGTGTCATTGTTTTCATTGAACATTTTAAAGGAGTTTGTTTCCGGGTCGATCTCGACGCGCCTGCCGTTTAAGGAAGTGACCACCTTATTGGTCAGGACCTTACCGGCAATCAGCGTGTCAACGTCTATCAGCTCCAGGTTAAGATACCCGCCTACAAGGACAGCCTTACCGCCGGTGGCGGCATTCTCGACAAGCCGCGCGTAATTGCTGTAGCCCAGCTGCCGCGCCACATCGTCCTTGGCCGTCATGCTCGCGTTGCCGAACGCCTGCTCGTAAGCCGTCTGGAAGTCGGGGGCGAAGCTCTCGAAGGTGACGATGCCCTTCAGGTTGATGTGCGAGGAATCAAGGAAGATGCCGTCGGGCGTCACGGTAAAGAGGGAGATGGCCCTGGTGCCGTCCGGCCAGCATGCGGAAGCCCAGATCCTGGTGCCGTCGGCAGTGGTAAGCCAGCCGCTGTCCCTGATGGTATTGTTGATATTGTCGATGGAGGTCACCATGGCTTTGATGCTGCCCGCCATCTGGGTAAAGGTACTGTTCACTTCCTGCTTGAAGTCATCCAGCGGACGGTTGGTCAGCGTTACCAGGTTGATATGGATATCGCCGGTGAACTGTATCAGGAAGTCACCCGTACCGTCCCAATTGCCGGAGAACTCAAACATGCGTGCAGTGCGGTTGATGGCGATGGAGGCGGTCTTGTATAGTCCCTGACCGGAAAAGCCGCAGGTCAAGGTGCCGCTGCCGGTACAGATATAACGGAGCGATACATAGAATTTGCCGGATTGCGCGGGCTGCGTAAGGTTGGCATTGGGCTGCTTTACGTAGCTGTCTTTCAACCTGAGCCACAGTTTGCCGTCATAGGTCACTACGCCGGCAAGCCTGCCGGCATCGGAAAGGTACTCCGAATTGGCCTGCAACAATTCCTCAGCCTCCAATACCTGCACGTCGTCATCACGGCCCCAGCCCTCCATGTCCTTCACGAAGGAGGCGTTCAGAAGGTAGTTGTCGGTCTCGTTCAGGACGTATTCCACGCTCTGAATCTCCGTCTTGATCAGGTTCTCAAGTATCTGCAACTCGGTGGCTATGTTGACACCGGTCTTCAGGATGAAGTCACCGACATACCTGTTGCCCTTCGGAGAGGTCACGCTGACCTCTTTGTCCGCAAGGGAATAGCTGTCGATATAGGCATACTGCTTATAGGACGGGGCGTCAGGACCGTATGCGGACAGGACGATCGCGTTCATGCCGGATTCGTCGCTGCGGTGCCCGAGCTGGCAGATGTCGTCACCGGATTCAGGAAGGTCGCTTCCAGTATCGCAGTCGGTTTTTGATAAGTCAATGTAGTCATCGCCCACGGCGGTGACCAGGCGCCAGTAATATTTCTGGCCGCTACCGGTGAACACCTGGCATCTGGCCTGGGCGCCGGCAGTGAATTCCCGCTCAACTTCATACCGGCCTGATTCATTTGCCCCGCCCCGGTCAAAGTAGCAACGATAGGCGTCATCCTGTTCTTCAACCCGGACGCACTTCATACGGGCGGGAGACAATACCAGCTCACCGCCGATATGGCGTAACGACTCGATGATCAGTTCCTTGAAGACGGCCTTCATGCGCACGAAGAGCTCGTCAACCTCAAGGTAGGATTTGCCGGTTAGCGGGTTAATCTGGATGGCGGCGCCGGAACCGAGAGCGCCGGGAGAAAAGGGACCAACCTCTAAACCTCCTAATAACCTCAATAGGTAATTAGTGAAATCCATCTTGTCTTTACGAAGAAACATTGACAACGAACGCAATGCCGAGAACACATTGCTGTCAGTTGCAGGAGTAGAGTCATTTCTTCTTATCACATATACGCCACTACCGCTTCCACCTGTGTACGTCTGACCCTTGAGAGTGAGACTTTCTACCTTATCCTCTATTTCCCCTATGCGGGAATAGACAGCGGTTTCCCCGACAGTATATACGGGGGAATCATAAGGTTTGTCAAGGTTGAATTCAAACCCGATAACCCTCGACTGCCTTCCGTTCTCGAAATAGGCTTTGTTAATCAGGTTAACTTTCTGACCTGCACCATAGAGATTATGTATTCCGTCCTCACGGTATGCGTCATCGGACATCATCGTGCAAGTATAGGTGTTCGGGTCTATCTTGGATTTGGCTACATATTTCTCCGTTTCCGCTTTCAGTTCCTGTTCTGCGGCATCCACAAGCCCCAGTTCAACTATCTTAGTACTGTCCCAACCGGAAAGAACATACTTGTCACCGTCTTCCGGAACAAGCACATCACCGGGTAGCTTACGCCCGTAGTCCTCATTACGTACTATCTCCCAAAGCTGTTCATCTTTGCCGTCCGGGTCAAATGCCACAGCGAATACCATGCCATTGAGTTTCCCGGACTGGAAAGTTATTTTCAGTTCCTCACCGGGAAGGATATAATCCTTTGAGAAAGTAATGCCGGTATCTTTGAAGCGGTAGGCATTCCATTTCTCTTCGGTAGTTGTTCCGTCCGCATTTTCTATCTTGTCGGTGTATTCTTTCGTGGTAATATCCGACATCGTGCCCGTTCTTCGGGGAAAGATTTCATCAAACACAACCACCTGTTCAACCGCTTCCTCAATGTTCATATCAGGATATGCGTCTATGCAAGGAGTGTCAACAGGAAGCATAAGGCGTTTCTGTACAACTCCATTCACAACAATACTCTCATCAACAGGACGATAGTTAGAAGGAATGTTTCTTGTAGAACCGAAAGCGTAGATTCTCGTGGCGTAATCAGACTGCGAATCGGAACGTGTCATTTCCTTCACATTTATACCTTGCTCGAAGTCCACAGGGTCACCGAACTCACACCGTCCGAAGTGGATGATGTTCTCTGTTATCCACACATCACAGCTCCACTTGTCTTTAGCTCCCATAGAGAACAAGGCATCAAGGATATTGATATTATCGTAGCTCATCAAAAGAGACTTATTCTCTACACTACTGTCAATGGAAAATTCAAAATCCCGTCCTTTATACTTATAACCAAGAGCTTTCAAATTTCTAAGGACTATACTAACATGGACATCAAGTGAAGCGGTAAGATTCCAAGACGCCTCTTGCCCTACCACTTCTGGGGTATATTTGAAGATTTTGTTTTTCCATTTCCAGTAGTGAGCGTCAAGTCTTAGTTCATAATCATAGCCTGCATTATCGGTGTTGAAGGTAGGACTTTGAAGGTCGCATACCTCGAATAACCCAAAATCGCATTCAACATATGAGCCTAACTTGAAATATATGGGATTCTCCAAAGAGAATTTCAGAAGTATGTAATCCTCTTTTTTGAGCGTAAACTTCCGCTTGCAACCTTCATTGGGAGTGGTTACAAGAAGAACGTTACCGGATATGTCTTTGATGTCTACTATCATAACATCTCCAAAGTTCGGACATAAAAAAAAGAATGCCTAAAATCAGGCATTCACATGCACGACAATAAAACCAATGTCGTGAATTAAGTTCGGTTTACCGGATTCGGCTCCGAAAACTTACTTGAAATCTTGCCAAAAGTCCTATCTAAACTCTGCGCATAAGTAACACTCTTGCCAGTATAAATAAGACGGTAAATCTCGCTACCATTAGCTGGGACTTGAATATCAACCTTGCCTTTATAAAGTTCATCGAAGAAAGCCTTTTTCTTTGATTGATAATCAGACTGAGAACTACCCTCGATAGTGAACGAAAGAGTTATTTCCCTCTCATCGACTTTTGGATTATTGATTATTACCCGTTTCCCATGTTCAAGTCGGCTTTTGTTTTCAATAAAATCCTTCATGGGAGCGGATGCCCCAATAACATCAAGAAACCCCTCTCCCATTCTCACACCCCATGTGGCAAACGCATCTTTTTCATTAATCAGTAAATCTGTCATAATTTATAATTTTGATGTATTCTTCTTCACTTCTGCTATATCTGCTTTGATATCTTTTAAGTATTTAGCCGAATTACCTGTATTCTCCGAAATCTGTACCAATTCAAGATAGGATTGTGCAATCAAATCCCTCGTATCATCAGCGATGTTCCTCGTTTCTGTATTCATGGAAAGGATAGCATCTGCTCTTGCAGTTAACAGATTAAGAGATTGAGTTTGAGCGATATTCTGAGTTTTTATCTCTTCACCTGCAATTTGTAAGGCGGTAAACCGCCCATTTAGCTCTTCTCCGGTATCTTGCGACATTGCTTGATATCCTTTTGAAGTGGCAGATTGTGAAGAAGAAGAGTTTCCAGTATATCCTGTTAATCCAGTTATTTCATCACGTATATCCATTCCTTCTTGAACATAAGCATCCCATTGCCTACGATATTCTTCTATTTGCTTTTCAGTCAGTTTTCCTTCTTGAGCATTCATGGTATCAGTCCAAGATTCATACCATTTTCTCAAATTCTCATCCATTTTGTCACCAACTGCGAAATTCAAAAGCGCTCTTGTCATATACTCCTCAAAATCGTCTGCGAAGTCTTCTGCTTTGGCATCCATATCCATAAGAGCATCTACAAAACTATCTCGAAGGCTATCAAAGGATATTTGAGCAAGATTTTCCCGAAGGTTATCTGTCATTTCTTGAAGCTGCCCAGCTTGGTCTGCATATTTATTCCAGTCATCTTTGAAGCGGTCTCCGTATTTACCTTCATTAATCATTTCGGACCAAATATCAGGCAGATGAGTTCGTATCTCATTCATCTGGTCAGCGGTTAACTTAGAAAAATCACCCCAAGTGTTATTTAGATTTGTGCCAAGCAACTTATTTATCTGACTCAAACTATTCTTATCAAGATCCCAGTAATAGGCATTGGAATGATGAGCGCTATTATAATTCATTTGAGCATCAAGAATCTTTCTCAGATTCTCCTCATACCTCTTCTGAGCGTTAACAGCTTCGTTATACGCTTGTATGGACTTTGCTCCATTCGTTCCCGCTATTTCATCTTTAAGGTCATCAATGGAAGTTTTCAAAGCATCATTTGAAGCCGTAAGTTCATCAATTTTGTCCGCAGTCTCCTCGGCATTACCGCCTATTCCAAAGAGAGAGTTAAACCCACCAAACGATATAGAATTAAGGATATTACCAACACCAGATGCAATGGATTTTCCAATAGTAACAAACAAATCACCAGATAACACATCACCTATAATGCCTCCTACTGCATTGAATACTGCATCAAGCAAGCCTCCAACAAGATTACTTAAACCATCCTTGAATACATCAATAATAGACAAAATCCAACCAATTATAGGAACACTTTCAAGACTGTCAGCAACTTTTTCAATAGCCCCTCCCATACCTTTACTTGCTTGAATAAACCCATCATAAGCATTTTTAATACCACCAGATGCCAATTTCGACAAACCTTCGGCTACATTGTCCATATTAGCTTTTAATATAGTAGCGGAATCGGAGAGATTTTGTTGACTCTGATTAACAATATCAGTCTGGGTTTTGACGTTGACGGATGCAGAGTCTGCATTCTGTTGAGCTATATCACGGGCATTTTTGCCTGCTTGCTTTTCTTCTTCCGTACCACTTTTTATAGCTTTCTCATAATCTTTCTGCGCTTTTTTTAGTTTATTAATAGCATCTACCTCTTCGTTCTTTGCATCATTAAGAGAACGTAGTGAAGATTGATACGTCTGCAATTCTTGTCCTAACTTCTTAAAATTTAATCCTCCAGCACCACCAAGAGATTTCTCCATTTGGCCTATGGCATCAATCAAGGCTTCTTGGCTTGCTTGGTCGGAATTCTTAAATTTGTCTGTTTGGATATATTTCTTGGCCTCTTCAAGTGCAGGTCTTATCATGTCATTAAACATGCCGCCAAACTCACCGAAAACAGTTACCCAATCAATATTTGTCTTTATAGCTTCTGTTTCCTTGTTCTGTATGGCAACGTCTCGTTGTTTCTCCAGTAATTTAACCTGTACACTATTGATGCCATTTTCTTCTTGCGCCTTTTTTATCTTTTCGGCATATTCCTGAGCAATCGCTAATTTCTGTTGCTGGAATGTGCCATACTCTTTCAAGTAATCATTCAACGCCTGCTGTTCAGCTTTAAGTTGTTCTTTTGTTACGTCAGCAATATTTTTATCTCTCTTATTTTCAGCATTAGTGTAACGAGCTGAAATCTCTATAGATTGTTCAGGGGTCAACTTTTCACCTTGCTTTTCTGACAGGTCTTTCTCCTGTTTTTTAATGACGTCCAGTTCTTTTTGATAATCCAAATCTATCTGTTTCAGTTTCTTCTCCGTACCTTCTTTCATCAAACTGACTTCATCCTGCTGGTTCTGGCGACGAAGAGAAAGAAGTTCCTCGGCAGACTTTTGCTGTTCTTTCTTCTGTTTTTCAGAAGCCTTTTCTTGTTTGGATAAAGCACTACCAGTAATACCACCTAAATCTTTGTATGCTTTTTCGGTAGTTTCTTCTTGTTTCTTAGCCTCTTCATACTGTTTTGAGGTAAACTTGGATTTGTCCTTTTCTATTTCAGAGAGTTTCTTTTTAGCATCCTCCCAGTCTTTCTTCGCTTTTTCGTAGTCCTGTTTGTAAGTGGAAGGAGATTTCTTTTCAGCTAACGCTCCATTAATTGAAGAAATAACACTTTCTAAATCGCCACCTCTAATCATCATACCATTTACGACAAAACCATTACGCTTAGATGCAGACGATTGAGCAAGCTTTAATTCTGCTTCCAGCTTTTCTTTGGAATAGTTCTTTAGGTTGGCTTTATATGCAGCGATATTATCTTTAAGAACATCCTTTTGAAGCAGCTTCAATTTTTCTGCATTCTTCTGCATTTCTTCTCGCACCTGAACATAAGACTGGTTACCAGCGAACATTTTCCAAATCTCCTTATCTTTATCTGACATATCCTTGCGTAAATCAGGATTATCAAATAATTGCAAATATCTTTGCTGATTGGATACAGTTTCTTTTAAAGAAGAATAATCATCTTTGCGCCCTTGTACGGAAAGTTTAGAATCTTCCTCATTAATTTGTTGCTTCAATTTGAGAATATCAGCCAATTTCAGTTTTTCGAGGTCGTACTGCTCAAAGATTTTAGGGTATTCTTTTCGGAGTTCTTCCAATGATTTTTGCCGGGTAAGGGTAGCAAGGCTTTCATCACGAGCGGAAGAAAGCAGTTTATCTATTTCTTGTCGATGCGTTTCTTCATTTTTCGCAGCTTCCTCTTTGGTCTTGTTATATTCTTTTTGCGCGCGTTCAGCGGTAGATGTGCCATCCGACATTGCCCACATAGCGGCCCCAAGCCCAACAACAGCCGTTGCCAACAACACATAAGGATTGGTAAGCATCGCAGCATTCAAAGCGACCTGTGCCCTTCTTGCCAATACACGGACATTGGTTAATGCTGTCTCCGCAATAGTATGTTTACTTGTGGCTATGGTAGAAAGCATCACAGCGGTACGGTAAGCTCCATAAGTGGCTACCAAACCAATCAACACCTTGCCAACCGTCTCATAGTTCTGTATCAAAGATGTAGTTGCTTGTATGCCGGACATAATAACACCTTCCGATTTCTGCCCCATCTCATTAAAGGCGTTATCCAGAGCATCTTGCATCATAGATATCTGTCCATTGATAGTCTTTGATGCGTTCTCAGACATATTATAGAACTTGCCTCCGGCACTCGTTGCGTCAACAAATGCTTGTTGAACCATTTTAGCGGAAATGGCACCCTTTGACATCTCATCTTTAAGTTGTGCAATTGACTTACCAGTCTTCTCGGAAATAGTTTGCAACGGATTAAAACCAGCATTTATCATCTGATTCAAGTCCTGTCCCATGAGTTTGCCAGCAGCAGACATTTGAGAAAACGCTAAAGTGAGAGAATTGAATTTTCCCGATTCTCCCATAGAAAGGTCACTAAGTGCCTTCAAGTATTTTATTGTATCTTCTGCCTGGATGTTAAAGCCAAGCATCATCTTTTCGGCACCGACCATATCAGTCATGGTAAGAGGTGATATCTTTGCCAATTCCTTGATTTGTGGCATCAGTTTCCCTGCTACATCTTTGCCAACAAGCGTTTCGATAGCTGTTTGCATGGACTGGAACTCACCACGTACCCGTATTATTTCAGAACCTAACTTCTTTAAGGCTGCAACTCCACCGATTACACCTAACACCTTACTCAAGGAAAGGGCCATGTTTTCGTTGGCTTGTACAGTGCTTCCGGCTTCTTTATTATAAAGAGAATATTCATCACGTAGTTTCTTCACCGACAATCGGGCATTAGCTTGTTCCTGCGTCAATCCGAATAGTGCCGCCTTTTCTTCATCCAATGCTTTACGAGCTGAATTGTATTCTCTCAACTTACCATCAGCAGACAAAGGGTTTCTTTTCAAAGCAATACGGTAAGCTTCACCCAGACGTTTAACATCGGCTTCCACATCCTTAACTACCGCCTTCTGATTGATAATCTTCTGCGTAAAGTCATTAACCGATTGCGAGGCATCGAAAATCTTCTTCTTAAAACCATTTTCCATTTCAGCACCAGCTTTCGCAGCTTCGGTCACAAGCCCATCAAGTTGTTGCGTAGATGCCGCAAGTTGGGTATTAAGCGTCTTGAATGCAGCAGGTGACTGCGTGCTATCCATATTCTTCAACTCTTGCTTTAACTTGGATATTTCGTTGCGAAGCCTTACAACTTCCTCCCAGTCACTTGCTACTTTAAAATATAATTTTGCCATACCTATCTCTTTTTTCTACGATTTGCCAATTCCTTACCACTGATTCTATTCACTTTCTGATTTCCATATACCGCGTGTAACTTATCTCGCTGCATCATTAACAAGTTTCTATATGGAATAACTTCAAATACTTCCGTATAAGTCAAATGAAGCGTATCTACAAGTGAGGCTATCTGTCCAAAGAACGTTGTGTTTCCTACTGTTTCAGTCTTGCTGCCAGCATCGACACGTTCTTCATCGAGCTGACACACAGAAAAGCCGAAACATCCATCATTGAGAAACACACTTCCAAAGCATCCTTGACTTCTTCAAATGTTCCATTTTCTAAGACCTTAGCCATATCCTCATTGCCGCAGATGAAACACGATAGCCCATTCAATAGACCATCGGTTACTTCTGGTATCTGTTTTATGGCTTCTACTATATTCTCTCCCTTCATTTCAATAGTAGAAAAGTGGCGGATAGCCCGGCAGATAATTTTGATTATTGGTGGCTTGATGGTGTAAACTATTCCACCTATCTCTACATTCTTAAAATCCAGTCCTAACAAGGAATCAGATACTATTTTTGCTGCTTGATTCATACTCTTTAAAATTAAAAAGGGTAGAGGTGACAAACATCACTTCCACCCTTTCAGTTATCCAATCTTATTTACCTTAACCTTCTGGAGTTAATGCACCGACTGCACTCTCTTCATAGTTGTACTCCGAGGAAACACCTGCAACCTTAGATGTCTGAACCAGTCCCTTCACTGCAATAGCGATTGCCTTATCAGTATTCGCTTCACGAGCGACGATTTGGGCATTAGGGAAGATGAACCAGACGTCATCATCAGTCAGGCAGAAAAGAGCCTTGTTGATTACTACTTTGCCTGTCGGGCGTTTCCATCCAACAGCAACCTTGCTCGCACCTTCTCCCGTTTCGACAACAGAGCCACCCATCAAATTGGCTTTCGTCTTCCAATCGTACTGACCGATAGAGAAAGATGGGGTAATATCCCCCGGGGTGGTATCATAACGATAGTTCTGGCCGTTCAACTGATTTTTATAACCAGTAACAGATGCTTCTGATTCCTCAATCTGCCACGTTTCCCCGTGAACATTCAAAACTTCATTCTTAGCGGTAATAGCCGCTTGGATTAAAGTCTTCGCGATTTCGGGGGTAATGTCTGCCGTAACCACACTTGTGTTGGCAAACAAGATTCTTTTAATTCCTACTGCTGAAATCATAATCTTATAATTTTACGTTTAATACTTCAAATAATACTCTCACATTCACATAATGACACTTCAAAGCTATGTCCGCTTCTGTACCGATTGAATCAATCGAATAACGATAGATTGTGCTGTCATAGGAGCTTACCACATCATCAAACAGCTTGTTGGCTTGTCTTTCGAGTTCGCCCAAACGGATAAGGTTAGCGGTATCCGGCTTAATGTCCGGGACACAAAGGTTCACCTCTACGAAACCTTTCTTCCAATAGGTGCCAGGGGTTTGTGATTTCGTCCGGATGATTACTCTTTCAGTCTTTACTTCACCATCGGGGATATTTCCCTTCTGGTAAACCTCTATTCCGAAAGCCTTGCAATCCCGGTAAAGGATGTTTCCTATGTCGGTGGTTACTATCATTCAAATTCTTCTTTTAATCGTTTCTCTGCATATAAAGCAGCACTACTCAAAACATCAAACCCTTTGGATTCCACGAATGAAGCGTATTCCGCTTCGTTTTTCAGCGTCAAACCATCTTTATCCACATCGTAATCATTGGATGTTCTCAAAGTCAATGTGTGGTCTTGATAATCGCCATGTTCCTCTGCGTACTTAACGGCTTCATCACCCACATCAATCATCTTCTTTTCTACTTCCCATTCCCCTTTATTGAGGAAATCATCAACATCTGAGAAATCAGCATCTACATCCATAGCTCCGAATAGTTAAAATAGTTAGTATTCTTCACCGTGTAAATTTCACCTTGACCTCTCACGCTCTCGCCATCCATGCAACGGACTTCATCACCTGCCTTGACAGTGATTCTCTTCTCACACACTACATGGTAGTTCGGGCGATACACAGAGCCGTTATCTGATTTAAACTCTTTCGTAGTATTATCATCACAACGGCACTTGCATACATCCTGCCAGCTTTCACCGCCCGTACCGGGAATAGGTCTGCCGAACTCGTCTTTCTCTAACGGTTTACTGACCTTAACCTGCAATATGTGTGGAGCGAATATCATAAAAAGGTACATTTAGGTTTGTTGCTCAATTCGTCTTTCAATCCGTACATCTTACATGCCCAAGAGTAGTACTGTTTAATACCATCAATATTCCAAGACATAGAAAAGCCGCTTTCACCAATTGAAGTAGCACGAAGCAATAGAGAGGGGATGAACTTAACGGTTGCCACCGACACCCGCGTTTGGCAATCCTCATTCATCTCATCCTCTCCGCTTATCTTAGCGTTCAGACACATATCCAAAAGGTCAGCCTCCGACAACTGAATGCCGAAGGTCTGGAACTTCTGTTGTATGTAGTCATTTACCGTCATCTTAATATGGTGTAATCAATCTGCTATATGCAGTATAACTATAATGCGTGCAATACTTCGATTTATATACATACCGGAACGGACACTTAGGAACCGAAATCTGTTTCCCCTGTGTAACCGCATTCATCGTCATTACACTTTGTATAACCGGACTATCCGTTATCAGCATCACAGGCTGTGAATCGGTCAGCACAAAGCAATTCAACGGAGCAGCTTCAAAAGTGACATACTGAATGCCCGGCAGACCGACATCCACCGCAGATAACTCCGATTTGGACGGAATAGGTTCACTAATACTTGATGCCTGTACACCCAACGAAACCAAAGACATCATCAAAAAGCCACACATGGCAAAAATAAAATTCTTCATTTCTTTTACTGATTTATTAAATTAGACAATAGGGTGCGATTGCTCACACCCTTACTATTTATGCGTTCATCGTTGACAAGTCGAAGTTCACAATCTTATTCGGAGCGATAAACTCAGGAATCCACTCAGCGGTGTACTCCATGTATCTACCTTCTTCGTCACGATAGTTACATACCGACATCTGACCTTCAGAAGTATTGTAAGAACGTCCCGGTACGGGATCAGTCATTACATACGGCTTATGGTGGCGCATTCTCATTACATTATCAGTTCGCAAGAGAGTGATACGGTTGTCAGCGTAAATTTGTACGTTCTCACCGTTCTGATTCTCTACATAATCCTCCTTGATTTCGATTGCCGGAAGACCGATACCTGTAAATACACTGGATGCCATTTGGTCTGTAACCAACCCGGCATTAACCATAAACTCACGCTCGCCAAGAATCATCTTGAACTTATCCCCGAACTCGGAAGCACCTACGATGTTCTTCGTAAATGTACTACGGGACATGATCATCTTGGAGAACACACCGTATTTGGCTTTCAGCTTCTGAATCTCCTGCTGTAGGTAAGAGATAAATTTCGCTTTTTCTGCCACTGTCGGAGTGATGAAGTGGAACGGTAGCTCAATATCAAGCAACTCGATATTCTCTTTGTTGTCAGCCAAGTGAACTTGTGCCTTACCGGTCATAAGTAATTCGGGAACAACAATATCCATACGCTTGTGCGGGGCAAGCAAAATCTGACGGTAATCATCAACGATAAAATCAATGATTTCCTGCAAGATTGTGCGCTGGTCAGCGGTATTGGCGGCATTGAACTTATCAATAATATCCTGTAACTGAGACAAGCGTTCAATATCCATTTGGTAACGGTCGCCCAAATAGGCTATTTCTGTGTAACCGCTTCCGAGTGAACGTCTTTCACGGATAGGCTTCTGGTCATTCTTGCCAAGGATAGAGCCTGCAACGACACCTGTTACTGTTCCGAGATAGGTTTTGAAAACACGTTGCTTGGTTTCCAAAAAATCCCCGTATTGCTTCCAGTAGATTGTGTCCAATCTCAATTGGAGCACACGGTCAATAATCGCTTGGACGATATTAGGGTCTGTGAATAAAGTCTGTATAGTCAAATTCATAACTCTACTTTTTAATGATTAATACTCAAACTGGAAACGGGAAGTCAGACCGACCTTATCCAGCTCGTGAATAGGAAGAACCAGCTTGCTTTCCTTTACCTCATAAGCCTGCATCAGGAGAGTGCAGAGGACCGCTCCGTCACTTTCAACTTTCTTCGCATCATAAAGAACGAAGTTGGCTGTATTCTTCTTTGCAGTTCCTTCTACTGCGGTAGCCTCAAACAAGACCGTATCCTTTTCAATTTTCTCACCGAAAATAGCCTTGATGGTTAAAACATCGTAGGCCTTGTTGGTCTTGTCTATAGACGTAACTTCTGCGCCTTTCTTGCCACTTCCGATGAACATACCTACGTAAGCCAAAGAGTCTTTTGCAATTTTAATCGCAAGGTCGGTTGTTCCGTTGGCATACGCTTCAATCACTTTTACGTTGCGGACGGGAACGAGTGTCCGTTTCTTCAAGTCTGCTTGTACGGGTGTGAATACAGGAAGAGTAGAACCTGCTACGAGGTTGGTAATATCCAACTTCCAAGGTCCGCTCTTTCTGACACCCGTTTCTACACGGTAAAACTCTTCCGGCTTATAGTCCGGGGTTAAGTTATACTTAGTACCTGCTGCCATAAATTTTACTTTTTAGATTCAACAATAGTTTTTGTTCCTTCCGAAATCATACCTGCGATAGATTCGTTTTCCTTTTCAATCTTTTGCTCTGCTGATTCAGGAGGGGTTGCACCGCTAAAGCCGATATTGGCAAGCTCCTGCTTTGCGTCCTTGAAATAAGCATCTAAGTCCGCATCATCGGGAATTGCATAACGCTTCGCGAATGTTTCGGGAATACCATACTCCTTAGCCTTTGCCATAATCTGCTCCTGCCGGGTAGCCTGTAACTTTTCTGTCTCGAACTGGGCGAGTTTGTCAGAAAGAGGTTTGACGGCTGCACTCACTGCATTGGCAATGATGGTTGCCATGTCATCCGGTTTCGGAGCGGGCTGCGGTGATGGCGTGGGTTGGGGATTGGGATTCTCGATTGGGTTACCGTCCTTCAGGTTGTGCTTCTTCTCGTAGTTAGAGACTGCGGAAGCAACTGCACCGTTAGCCCGGAAATCACCATAGGAATTAAGCACGTCCGAAAAACCTACTCCATCCACTATTGTCTGTACTTGGCTTGCGTCCGTTACACCCTCTGCCTTTTTAGTGGCAATTCGGGTGAGAATAGCAGCATCAACCCCGGCAAACTTGGTTTTGAGTCCTGCTAAGATTTGTTCTAATATTGTCATACCGTATGAATTTGATTTATAAATTTCTACGGTAAATTTCGCTATTTATAAAGAGGGTGAAAAATTATCAGATAGGTGATACACGACAATGAAACGATTGTCGTAAAATGATATAAAAAAGGCGTGACCACTGCCACGCCATAACGAAATAAACACTAATAAGTACTCTTATATCCCCAATACTATATTAGCATCAATATTCAACTTTCGGCTTATCTCACGTGCGACTTTCAAGGTTGGTTCACACTTACCGGATATATAATCGCTAAGACGTGAGGGACTAACACCTACTAATTTAGCAAGAGACTTTTGATTAAGCCCCATTTCGTACATACGGAGTTTAAGGACATCTATAAGCGTCGGTTCTCCCAAAGCAAAATGCTCTTCTGAATAATCAGCAACCAAATTAGAAAGTAGCTCCAATTCTATGCTATTGGGGTCACTCAAAGGAGTATCATCTTTCACTAAGGGAAGAAGTTCTTCTACTCTTTTTACCGCCCATTCGTATTGGGCTTGATTTTCTATCTTTGTCATGGCTCTATATATTTTTAACGTCTATCTTATCATATTCTTTATGAGTACCTATAAAACGAACATACACGAATTTTATCGTAAACTTGATAACTACTACCAACCGATAATTATTGCCTTTGATATTGAAAACATAATGCTGGTTGCCTACATTATCCACGCTATTAAAAGTCTTTTTTACATCGGCAAAACAAGTCCATTCGCTTTTCTTAACGATAGTAGTCCATTCTTGTAAAGCTACCTTTGAATCAGGGTGGTTCTCTGCGTATTCTTTTAATGCTTGTTCGGTAAATATTCTCATTAGTTACTCAATTATTATGCGACAAAGATAGGTATTAAATTCTAATTTTCAAAATTTAATTCTAATTTTTACAACTGCCTATCAAAAATAGCGGAAACTCCGAAGAACCACCGCTAATGTTCTATTTTTCTTATTCTAAAATTATAACCCCGTAATTTTTCTGACTAAGAAGCGTTTTTCTGTTCTATTTTTCCGTTTTTTTTGTTATTCTTTTCCACCTATTCTTCTTTGATTTCCGCAAGCTCCTCTTCGATGCGGTCTTGATTGCCAGCGAACATCACACCATGCCGTTGCGACCACACGCCACCCGACACAGCTTTCACGGCAACACTGACTTTATCATCAGTATTATTCAGAGTGTAAGGCACTACATCGGTATCTATATCAATCGTTTTAGCCGCTTTACTAAATTCAGATGGATTGATAGCACCTAAAGCAGAAACAAGAAAATTAATTCTTCTCTGCAAGAACTCGCCTATTACTTCTGCATGGTTCTGCACTTGTAAATGTGTCGAAAGGAATACGTAGTCGAAAGCGACTCCCGACAAGGCATTCCCTGAACCACTTAACTTCTCAAAGCTGATTTGAGGTGTATTAGTCATTGAATACGACTTCTCAAAGAGAGTGTTCATTTCAAGTTCTATTGTCGTAGGCACTTGATTCCATGTCAGATATTGAGCGTCCGCACCCTGCCCGGTAAGTTTTACTATTCTATCTTTGGTCTTGCCCATAAACCCATCAAAATCACCGATAAGTTTCAGCAACGGGAAGAAATGATAGTCGATACAATCAGCGTAGTTAGATAATAGTTTCTCTAACCGGACACGGAAGGTCTTTATCTTCTTACAATACGGTTCAGGACGATAAGCATAGAGAACTGGCAGCTTAGGGAATCCATGAGCAAACGAAGTTCTTTCTTCATATCCTTTGGACAAATCCCACTGATAAACAGCCTTATCCGTGATAGTCATAAAACAAGTTACCTCCGAATCATCCATGAGCTTTTTTTTGTACTCACGGGAGAAAGCAATCATTTTACCTTCATCATTAAAGAACGGATAGAGTTTATCTCCTCTGAACGGTGACCATAATACACTCTTCAGCTTCTTGGTAGGCTTCACCTTACCTCCAAAGGTAGTCTTAACTTTCTTCCAAAACTTAGCCCAAAACGAATCATCATCAGTAACATACCAATACTCGGCAACTTCCTGTTCAGAAAGCCAGGCACGGACAATCTTCTTGTTCTGATACTTGATTTTGTTTGACTTGAATACAGCTTTGACCGCATCCAGCAGCTTCCTTTCATCATCATCAGTCGGAGTGCAATCCATTGACGGTTCAGTGCCGACTGTGAAAGCGGTTTGAATGTTCACAATGTCCTGCTCCAAAGGGATAGAGATACGGTTTACTGGTTCAGTCTTGTACTTCGCTTCGATTTCGTAGGTCTTGCCGGTTTTTTCATCGAATATTTTCTCTGCTTCCTTTTCGAGAACCTTTCTGTCCGGGTATTTCTCCTTATCCGTCATTATCTCATGGCGTTCGGGATTCCAATCATCCCAAAGTTTGCAGCGGTCGGGAAGTTCGGTCTTTCTGCCTTTCTTTAGGTAGGCTATTTTCTGCCCGATGTCGGACAATGCTAATATTTCTTCTAAACTCAATGGCATAGCTTATATTTTTAGTGTGTGAATATTCCTGTTAAATCTTTCGGCTTCTGAATCTTGCCGAGAAGCTCGCCCAATACATAATAACGGGCAGCATCAATTCCGTGATTATCGTGGTCTTCCGGCTCGTTGATATAGTTCCCGTCCTTATCCTTTGCCCAAACACATTTACGGAACTCGCTTTGAAGATTATATGAACGCTTGGTAATATAAATCTCCATATCTTTCATCTTGTCAATTCCGGCATTGATAGAGCCAGCACCTTTTTCAACGGCATATATCTTGATTCCTCCGTTGTGTATCTCTTGAATCAAACGCGGGTCTGCACTGTCGGCAATAACCTTCAATCCCCACGGACGAAGAGTTTTTATTATGTCAGAGGAAAGCAATCCAGTACGGTAATCTACTTCATCCAAGTAAAGGGCGTTATCGACGATACCACAACGAATGGAAGCGGACGGGTCATGCGTATAACCAAAATCCTGTCCGAAGGCAACTCTTTTTGCATAAGAAGGGAACTCATCAACGATGCCCCACTTCTTGAACACAGCACCTTCTGCAACGTCAGCCCACCGACCAATAACCACATGAGCATATTTCTCCGGGTTATTCACTTTCATGTCCTCTACCTCTTTCAGAAACTCCGGTGATAGGTTCTCTAAGTTATCCAAATACGTAGTATGGATATGAAGCACATTCTGATGAGTGGAAATCTGAACCTGTACCCCGTCAATCTCTACAAGTTTGTGAGTTTTCTCGATGTACTTCTTATAGATGAAGTGATTGGAATCACAAGGATTCATTATGATAATAACAAAATTATCTATACCAACCTGACGAATAGAAAGTACAATCTTTTCAAAATCAATCTCATTTGTCCATTCCTCCGCTTCATCACATACAAAAACTGTTATCCCATGAATAGATTTTAACTTAGCTGTCTGATTGCCTGAAGAAGTCTTTATTCCTCGAAACATTATCCTTGAACCAGTCCTTTTATTCAACACATCTGTTTTTGTTGTCTTAAAGTATTTAGACGTTCCATCCAGCTCTATTTTCTCCATAAATTCGGGAATAATAGATATATGGGCGGAGACCATCGTATAACGAGTATATAAAATTTGATGCACCACATTTTGGTATGGCCCTTTGCCACGAGCAAATGTTAGCCTCTCAACGAATGTGGAACCATTGAACGATTTACCAGAACCACGACCGCCAGTGATAAGAACAATAAATTTATCCTTATTTTTGTAGAGTGGGTAATATATTGGTTGCGGCGTTATCATTCCTCATTATCTTTAATCCATTTATCAATATCAATACCTTTATCAGAATGAACATCATCCCCATCTTCGTCCTGCTTGCGCTCAACCTTTCTCCAATCTTCATCGTGATGATACAGCCAAACAGACATTGCTTGCAAATTGGGAGCCAGTTCACTTTCGCTAACCTGCAATTCTTCTTCGCCGGTCAAATTACCTTCCATGTCACGCAGCTTTCTTACCACAGTGCTTTTCGTTTTAACACCACCAAGAGCCATAGCAAGGAACTTAGCCCTTACTGTTGATGTTACGAGCGCACGCCCACGCGCTAATACTTGAGATAATTGCGAGTATTTATTCTTCTTGATGCAAAAAGTTTCCGGTGTTATATCAAGAGCAAAGGCAATTTCCTTATCAGTGAATCCCTTTTTGGCATACGATTCCACGAGAGAAAGAAAGTCCTTGCTTGTATAGTCAAACTTAGGTTTTCTTCCTACTTTACCTTTCCTGTTTTGAGATTCACTATTGCTCATATCACTTATTCACTCCAAGGATTTTCGTCTTCTTCCTCAACGTAAATCCGTTTTAGTTTATCAGATACTTCTTTCAATTCATGTTTCATCTGCTTTACATGAAACTCGGCAGGCATGGGAATTTCCATTGCGCCTAATAGGTTATCTATCGTGTCGATAACTTCTGCAAATTCATCTGGTGCAGTCATATCAATCTACTCTTTCTACTTGGTCGGAGAATACTTCTCCCTTTATGAATTTCATATCTGGGTCATAGCCGAACCTTTCACAGAAGGCAGCTTTCGCCTCATAGGTATCGAAGGATAACATAACATAGGCATCCATATCTTCGGCTTGTTTCTGTGCGTTCTCCTTTACCTGCTGTTTGACTTCTTTCATGTGGGCAACCTTTTCGGCACGTTCCAATTGCTTAGCGGCTTTATCGGCTTCTTTCTGTTCTGTAACTGGTGACATCATATCTTCCAGAGCATCAGCCAAAGAGTTTTCCTCTTCCGTCTGCAAAAGGAAATCAACGCCAATCATGTTTAGGTCAGCATCGGTCAGACCGGCATCTTTCCAATCAATATCAGGAACAATCTGCGCAAGGGCATCGAAATCCCAATTTCCGCCAACATTCGGGTTATTGAGGGTGATGTTTAGCTGCTTCTCTGTTTTCTCATCAACATTGATAAGTTCCACACGAAGAGTATAATCGTTTTGATGCGTGGATTTATCGTATTTGTTCAGTTCATCGAGTACAGCAACTTTTTGATGACCCCCGACAATGGTATAACCAGTAGCTTGGTTTACGACAATGCCACCGACTACACCATACAATTTTATGGAACGCTTCAACGCCTTCTTACCTTCATCCGAGATGGTTCTTGGATTATAGGAAGCTGGCTTTATCTGCGAGCGTTTCAACTCAACTGATTTGCTGTTAAAGTATTTACTTTCTACACTATTCCTTTCCATGTCCTTCCAGTCTTTATAGAATGAATGCAAGACGTCGAAACCCCAAATTTATCTGCTATATCTTTTTGAAGAACTCCGTCATTTAGCATACGCCTTATCTCTTTTACTTTTGATTCGTTTAAGACAGAATATGGTAAATCATTCCCTGAATAATATATAGCCCTTCCATTCTTTCTGCAATGATGTACATTTTCTATTGGGGTACACCATTCCAAATTGGAAACATTATTATTGGTTCTGTCTGAATCAATATGATTTACATAGTCCTTATTCGGGATTTTCGGAATAAAAGCGTCTGCCACCAGTCTATGAATATAAGCTTTTACATTTTTCCCATCACAATACAATCTAACTATCTTGTATCCATTAGTATCTATTGGAGTTTTTAGAATCTTCCCTTTTATATTAGCACCATTTGGTCTGCAATGACAAGGAGACTGAATATAATCCTTTGTCTTAACCCTGCCAAAGTTAGATACCATATATCTGCTGAAACCTTTTATGTCTTTCCAAACTTCTTCCATATCAGTATATATTTCACACATAAAGATACTAAAAATCAACGAGATAACAAATTATTTACTGCAATAAATCAGCAAAGTAAATAGCTGAGCGGTTAAGTTCCACCGATTCACTCTTTATGTACTTAGATAGTTCCATGTTATCCATTACTTAATCCCATGTATCTTTTTGTTGATACTTTTCTGTCCATATCGTTACCTGCAAACCGCTCAATACGTTTTCGGGTGCTTAAATACACCCCTGCAAGCCTACCTTGTTTTTCTCCACCAACTCGTGAAGATAAACGTCTATACTGATTACCTAATTCTCTTACGCTTTTTCTTCTAACTCAGCAATCCTCCCATTAATTTTGTTTATTATAATACTCCCAAAGCACTCTTTCAGCCATTGGGAACACTTTAAAAATTCTCTGTAAGTCCTGCGGGTAATTCTTCTCCATCCAAAGCATACAATCGAGATTGAAGCCGACACCCGAACTGGCTTTGAGTGAATATCGGACTGGTTCGGGTAAATTGTGCTGCTTCATGTAAGCGAGAATATCCTTTTGCGTCCAATCAGCCAAAGGATAACATAAGCCGTTATTCTCATATCCATTAACTTCATATCCTTTCAGCATCAAACGCCTATTCATGCCATCAGCTTTCTTCATCCCCAAGAATGTGTAATAAACACCATACTTTAACTGCATAGCTTGTACTATATCCGCAAGTTTCAGCAACTTCACTTTTGAATTAGGGACACAATACAGTCCACCACGTAGAATGTAAGTAAGATTCCAGTGAGGCGCTTGCACAAATTCAATTTGGGGATATTTGGCTTTTGTCCAGCCAATCCACCGGTTTATGTGCTCCAAGTCTTTAACGAAGTACATAAACACACAGACAATCCGGTCAAACTTTGGATAGATTAAATCAAGTAAGACAAGCGAATCTTTGCCCAAAGACAAAAATAGTAAAGCCTCATTCGACTTTACCCGAATGAGGTCTATATACCGGTTCGCTTGCTCTACTTTACTCATAGCTAACCACCCGATAATCCAAATGAAACACGAAGATCACTATAACGCTGTCTACGTGATCCTAACTGTGTGGCACTTGCCGTACCTCTACGATTGGCAACCAATCTACCGCCTGCACCTGCGCCATTCATATTCCGGCGAGGACCAGCAATCCTGTTAATTCTTCTTGCGACTCAGCTTATTAATTTTAAAAGTTAAACAAATCAATCTATATGTTTCTCCAATATCCCGCCCAAAGTATAGTCCATTTGGGCAGCGAGATATTCTTCACCTTGATGCTCGTAAACAATATCGTTGTCGTTTTCATCGGTAAGGATAACCGCTTCTGCCGCCTTTACTTCTACGATGATATAAGGGCGTTTACTTGTATAAGCACCTGTAAGAAGTTTGATGGCATCATACTTAATAGGATTCAATTCAATCTCACCCTCTTCGGGCAGTTCTTCATCTGCCTTGTATTCTTTACCACCACACAAGTAGGTAATATACTTCTTTGCATTGGTGGGTCTGATTTCACGGTACTCGTGAGTTTTCTTACCTGCTAAAATCTCATCAAAATACTTTTGCTTAATACTAAGCGTCAAAATGTTCATAATCGTGTCGTTTTAAAAGTTAATAATTAAGTAGTTGCGGGTAACGGATTCGAACCGCTGACCTTCACCAAGTCAAAGTGACGAGCTGCCCACTGCTCTAACCCGCGATAGTACCCCAAAGGTACTACCACAACCAAAGATAACGAAATATCTTCAATCGTTATACACGACAATCGGTTTATTGTCGTGAACTAAGCCAAATATCTCTTTCTTCTCTGCAAGCTTTCAGTGTTGGGGCTACAGTTGCAAACAGATCACCTGATTCTGTTCGATAATCATACTGATACATTCGCTTTGGCTTACCTTTGATTTTCACTGTGTAGGTACAATAATTCTCTTTACCGGGTTGGCATACGCTGCAACCGTTTTTGTTTATTGAGTTCATAAGCTAATTATTTTAATTCAATGCCATTCATCCAGTTCTCTACCTCTTTTATGTGGTTTTCCATCTTCTCGATAGAAAGCTGAATATTCTTTATTTCGTTCTTTTTAGCCTCTATCTTTTTACGATAATCCGATACAATTTTCTTACCTCTATCAGAGGCACACTTCTTTTTGCTTAGGTGATAATAATCATTTTCATCAGTCGTATGCCATATATACGAGTTATCAATCTCAATTTCTTCACCGTATTCATCAGTTGAAGAATACGTGTCAGAACCACACGTTTGCATCATTTCAACGTACTTGTAGACATCTTTCAGCCCGTCTACCCTATTAATTTTCACGATACAAGGATGATGAGATCCATAACCAAAAGACTTACAGAATGTGGATTTAAGAAGAACATAGTCATCAATAAAACCGCAAACTTCATATACGCCTATACCTCTAAGGGATATATACTTGTACATCTTATCACCGACAGAAAGCGGTGTATTTTTCTTGCTGTTAGTTACTATTGTTTCTTTTACTATACCCATATCAATTCTTATTTAATGTTTCACATTTAATCTTTCTTCACTCGTATAAGCCACTACAAGACCGGTTTCATCATGCCGTATCGTGATATACTTTTCGTTCTTGTCAATTGTGGTAAAGTCGTATATGGTACATAGCTTGCCTAACACTTTGCCCAGTTGTTTCATCAGTGGAGCTTCGGGGCTGATAACTAAAACTAAATCCGCTTTCATAATCGTGTGTATTGTGGTAGCCCGAAGGCTACCGGATTAAAACTTAGAACTTCTCTATTTTGAGATTGTCGTTAATAATAAACATACGTCCACACTCTAAAATCACATGAGTATCCGTGACTCTCTTTATCACTCTTACTACATCATCGTGCGATATGCGTGGTGTGCCATCTGCATAGTGACCATTAGCTAAATCACCTGAAATTCTGTATCTCAAACCAATTTCTATTTCTTTTGTATTCATAATCTTCTATATTGCGCAGGGCTTTCGCCCTGCTGGTTAATTATTTAATATCGTAATCTCTTAAATCAAGTTCTACAACCTTGTGATACTTATGAATGTCATACACACCACTACCGCAACCTATTGCAGAAGCTAATCTTACTGCTTCTTCGAGAGCTTGCATCATGCTAATCGCACCACTTTGTGCATCACCACGAGCTTTGTCATAGTCTCTGACGTTTCTTGCCTGTTCTTGAACCTTTTCAGCTTCTTCAAGCTGTTTGAGAGCTTCTCTTACTTGCTTCATTGCATCTTTAATCTCTTTGATGTAGGGGCTGCTTGTTGTTGTCATAATCGTATATCTTTTAATTGTTATTCAAACTATATCTTTATTATCACACTACAAATATCAAACTTTAATTTGAATAAAACAAATTTCTAAGAAGTTTTTTTTCAAATTATTTTTTGATATATTTTTCTATTCATCTATATATAATTTGAATTTTGTTCCTATCTTTGCATCAAACTATAATTTGAATATAATGTTAAGAGTACAAGAAATCTGCAAACAGCAAGGTATTACCATGCAAGACCTTGCAAAAAGAATGGGCGTCACATACCAAGCGTTATATGCTGCGGTGTCTGGAAATCCCACTATTGGGAAATTAGGAGAAATAGCAAGAGCATTAGACGTTAGCGTAAAGGACTTGTTAGACGAACCAAAAGAGGATACCAATTCCATCACCTGCCCTCACTGTGGAGGTAAAATCCATTTTGACGGAGAACCTTGCACGCCTGACCATGAGAACATACGAGGGAAAGAATACTATAAATAAAAAAAAGGAAAAATTATGATTAGAGATACTCCTTCTTATAGAGCGGCCATACATGAAGCAGGGCACGCTTTAATGCATTTCCTCATATATAAAAACCTTGACGATATTGAATTTATAGAAATCTATACTGGAAAAGATATGGGAGGAGGGTTATGCGAAGTAACAGATGTCGCCAGTAAAACTAAACTAATCAAATACACTGATGCAAAGGGAAAAGAATATTGGCAGAATCTTTTTTGTTTTCAAATGGCAGGAGCATGTGCTGAATCCATTTTCTTTAAAGAAGAAATTGATACAGACTTGATGGATAGAGATTTGGAAATATTTACAATAAATGAAAATAAGATGAAATATTTCGGATTATTGGAACTGCAAGAGAACGGGAATAATGTTTTCTTTAATTTAGTACAAAATGCAAAATCCATTGCTTACACAAAATTAAATAAAGACGAAAACAAGATGATTATAAGCAGGATCGCAGAAGCATTGCTTCAAAAACCAGAGCGATATGATGCCAAAAGATTATCACCTCAAGAAATATTATCCATTATAAATAATAATAAGCCGGAGCACTAAACTCCGGCGTTTTCATTGATTAGTCCTTTGATTCTTAAACGATTAATAATTTCGGTGTAAATATACTCTATATCCGCACTAAAGTCCATATAATTCTGATACAGAAACACGACATCCGTACAGTTGTCGGAAATTGTACTCTTTGACCGGATGCCAAGCACACGAGATATTTCTTCTCGAACCCCGCAGACCGTCTTTCCGCCCGCCAGCGTACTGGGGGAAAACAGATACAAAATGATGAAAATGAATTTCTTCCTTTGGGTGACACTTTCAATATTGGGCGGACAAGCCCGTTCATTCAGTATCTCCACGAACAAATCATAGATTGCGGCAATTAGCCTTTTGTCCGACAGGTAAGGTTTAGCGAGTGAGGTTTCTTTCTCCGACAACTCCGATTTCTCAATTCTTACTCTTTTTAACTGGATTATGTTATTAAAATTTAGCTCCATAGCACGATTATTTAAAAAGTAAATAGTATATTTGCATCATAATCGTGTGAGGAGGAAGAATTTAGATTGGTCGTGCGGTCTGATTCTTCCTCTTTCTATTTTATGGGCTTATCCATCTCCTGTATAGCTTTATTCTTCTCATCAATTTCCCTGCCCCACATCATAGCAGAATACAAAGCGCCTGCATATAAAAAGAGCTCTTCACGATTGGTAAGGAACTATACTTTCAAAGCTTTTGATAAAGCTTTGCTATATAAGTATTTATTTATTTCCATTTCTTCTCAAATCATATTTTTGTATGTATTTACTAACCGTAGTCCGGCTTACTCCAAGTGTACGGGCAATGTCTTTAAGATGCATCCCTTCCTGTACAGATTTGAATTAGTTTTTAAATGGCAGATAATCGTTTTCGCATAGCCAACAAAGCATATCATAGACTGCATCAAGAGGATTATTATAGCTATCGGATGTTCTTTCGTCCAAAAGGTCGTCACTATCGAAATAGCTACAAAACCAGCCATCTTCTGAATGAAATATAGTTGGTTGATAATGGCAACCGGAATCGACTTGGCTGTTACCAACCAGTATCCTATTGCCATTTTCCATTGTAGGATAAAACACAGGCATAATTCCCAATATGTCTTGCAGAGTAAAAGCGCCGATACCATATCCACGTTCTTCCCAAGATTTGAGATTACCCTTTTCTCCTACTGGTGTTAGTCTTGTTATACGCTCAGGTTCTACTGGATAAGTCCAATACATTGAGGCAATACTTGTATCAATACCTAATCCCTTTAATCGTTTCATCTGGTCTATTGTCAGAACTTGTTTTTTCATCATATTTTAGTTCCTTTCTTTATTGTTTTTAGTTTGCTCCCGACATCAATGTCGAGAGCAAAAGTTCATTATTATTTTATAATGAACCATGTGTTTTATTCATTACTTATTTGTTTAGAATTACTTCTTTAAAATCTTTTTAGCAGCAGTTTCAATGACTTTTATGAGTTCATTCACCTTGCTGTAATCACTATTCTTATTACTCAACCTTAGTTGAATTACAGTACAAAAGGCAGTTTCAAATTCTTCTGCTTCCCAGTCTCCGAAGTCATAATGAAAGAACCAATTATTAAAATTAGATATGCTTTCGTCAGATGGTACATGAAGTGAATAACCTGCCTGTGAGTCCGTATTTATCTCTATGGTAATGTGCGCAGCACTAACGCCGAGTTTCTTCATATCAGATAAAAATCAAATGACCGCAACGCTTGTTAGGGCAAATTGCAAACTTATCTTCCTCTGTAATAGTGATAGTGTGCCACTTGTGGCACTTCTCGCAAAAAATCTTCTTATTCATATTTATTCTTATTTTACTCTAATTGTTCTACTTCTTCTATCGCTTTAAAAATCTCAAGAATCACCTGCGGAACTATGGCGTTTCCGTATCCTTTGACTGATTCCTGTCTCCACTTTGTGAAAGGAATGGTAAGGTTGTCCACATCAAAGGGAAGCCCATCATTTCCTCGACAAACAGGGGATTGAGTTGGGAACTCTTTCCACCAGTCTGTTCTCGATGCTCTCTCAACATTACAGGAAGATTGCATAGGGCATCTGTTCTCATTTTCCCATTCTTCCTTGTTAACGCTTGAGGTGAAACCGAAGGTTGGAAATCTCTTCGGGTTGGAGTTGGAAGCATTCCATTCATTGCCATTGCAGTCAACGCAGTCCCCATCTGGCTCTTCGGGTTGTACTTCTTCGTGTATTTGTCTGCTTCTCGGGAATTGGGAGTGGGAAGAAGTCCGAACGCAGCCCCTGAAGAAAGATTGTTGAGTTTCGTACCTGTCCTGTCTTTCGTTCTCGCGGCAGCTTTCATGGGGTGTTCCACCACTTCCATAGCACGCGGCGTCGGTAGTAAGTCGTGCAACAAACCACACCCTGTCTCTTCTGTGGGGTGCTCCGACGGCACAAGCCGGAATAAGTATCGGTTGGACGGAATATCCTTCTCGCTCAAGGTCTTTACAGATGGTTTCGACAACAAACTCTTGTCGTAGCAATACTCTTTTTCTGTTATCTTCTCCGAAAAGAGAGGTCTGGCTTCCCATTTCAGTCTCCTCGCCGGGCTGAACCATCGTGAGGATTCCAGCAACGTTTTCACCAATAACCCAAGTGGGGCGGATTTCCCGTATAGCACGGAGCATGTGTGGCCAGAGGTAACGGTTATCATCCGCTCCCTTTCTTTGACCTGCGACGGAGAAAGGCTGGCAAGGAAACCCTCCTGTAAGGATGTCAATCCGTCCTCTCCATTGACTAAAGTCTGTTTTGGTAATGTCTTCATAATGTTCTGAATTAGGAAACCAATATTTCAGTATCTCGTTGCAAAAATCGTTTATCTCACAGTGAAAGGCATTTTCCCAGCCCATCCAGGAAGCTGCTACACTTGGGGCATCAAAACCGCTAAATAAACTGCCATGAACCATTATATATTATCTTTAGCAGGTAATTTCATAAAACACATCCACATAGTCTTTCCATGTCTTCCGGTAGTATGACCAAACAATGGTTTCCATCCGATAACCTCTAATACTTCCCTGACTGTTATCTGATCCTCGTTCCATTTGAAAATCAGAACTCCGTAGTCTTCTAAAACTCGAAAGCATTCATCAATTCCTTTTTTTATCACCCTTGACCAATCTTCAGGAAGTTTACCGTACTTCTTGACCAACCAACTATTTTTGCCAGCCTTTAGAAGATGGGGAGGGTCAAATACTACCAGCTTAAAGGATTCATCCAAAAATGGCATATCGGTAAAGTCAGATATAATATCCGGATGAACTTTCAGACTTCGACCGTCGCAAAGAGTATGCTCTTCATCTCTGATGTCAGCAAACAAGGTCAAAGGATTTTCCTTGTCGAACCAAAACATCCGGCTACCGCAACAGGCATCTAATATGATTTTCGTTTCACTCATTTTTAAACAAACTTTCTGCTGGAGCATACTTTTTATACTCTAATTCAGCTAATCCCATTACCTGACTTCTCGAAAGGTACCTTAAAATATCGTCCATATCTGTGCTTACACGGTATTGGCACTCATACCCTTTCAGTTCATGCCATTTCCGTTTACCCTTTGCTCGTTGCATCAACTTAAATGAATAGCGAGCCGAAGCACTAAGCATATCAATATGTAACGTGCAGGCGAGTTTTAAATCTCTATTTTCCTGCGGGAATATCATTTCAGTCATTTCTTTCTTTTCTTATTTAATTTCTAATTATTTTAGTTTCCAATATTTAGAGTTCAAATAGCGTTTCTCAAACACTACTTTCCCTTCATTATTTAGCTCATTGAGAGCGGTGCGAACTGCATATATTGTCTTTTCTCCATGATAGCCTGTCATTACTTCGTAGGAAGACTGCGGCTCCTTGCCTTTCAGGAAAGCCAATACGTGACGTTTATTATCTTCTATATACCCTCTGAATGTACCCATATATGCTCCTTTCTATATTATTTTGAATTATTTTACTTCCCTGCTTTTACTAAATCAGTGAATGGTAATTCGTGTCCAGCCTGAAAGCTATCAGGGAATCTTCCCAGTATACACCAAAGTTGGTTTTCGTAAACGTCTCCTTCTTTATAGTCTACTTTCTCCGAGGAAAATACGTTTGGATATCGTTTCTTCCACTGTTTATTATCTTCATTAAGAACGGAAGCCCCATATGCCGTTAATGTGACTTTAACTTGGTCGTTTAGTTCCATTTTATCAGTTATACGTTAATAATCTTCCATTTCAAGCTCTTTTCCTTCAATACGAATCCCACATTCATCTATCAATTCATGCAATATATCAAGGTATTCGTTATCGCTGCCGTCAAATCCATCTATCATTGATAGGCATTCTTTTATGATTTCATCTTTATTCATACTTTATAGTTATTAGTTAAATTTTTCCTCTTAGAAGTTTAAGTGCTGCTAATGGGTTTTTGTTAGATAACTGTACGATTGCTTTAAATCGTTCGTCTTTTGCTGAATAGTATCGACACATACGATTATTAGCTTTATCTACCCTTCCGCCTCCGTATATCCAAATCATACCTTTGTATAGTCGGACATTTTTCATTATCTTTTTCGCTTGTCTTAGTCTCATATTAGCTCCTTTTTATTTCATTTTTCCAATCAAATCACTACCGAGCTCTGACCAATCATCCCCAAATACTAACGGCCAACCAAATATGCTAATTGCAAGAATTACCGAGGCTACCAACCAGAGAACCCACATTACAAACACTATAATATTATTCATACTATTTAGTTAAATTTGGGGTTGGTTTGATTAAATCAGAAACATACGCCCATCTGATAGCATTATGGTCTTCAAAATCCTTTCTGATATTAGATGAAGCATACCATGATGTTAAATTCCCACTATCAAATTGCACACATATATGCTCACCTTTCTTCGGCTCCTTACTGACTTCATGCCAAAGAGACTGGCTTGCCTGCCATTCTGCACCTAGTTCAAAAGCTTGCTTAATAAGAAGCATGTGCAGTAAATTCTCATTGTAAGGCATCTCATAGCAATCCTCCGCAGCTTTTATAGCGGCTTCTTCTAAGGTCTGTTTCATATTTTCTATTTATTTATTTCTTATTTCTTATTTGTATATATCCCCTGCGTTCAGTTTCCCGAAGAAGTTCCATATCTTCGTCTTTGATGTCACAGGGAGTCTCACCGTTCACGGTAGTATAGTCCGGGATATTAAACTTATCCCTGATTCTCTTTTTGATTCTGGGGATGTCTTTGGGATCAAGATGTCTTGTTTCCCAATAAATGGTAACTCTCATCATTTAAAATGGATTATCGTCTTCCACATCAGCAACACTACTTCCTGATAATGGAACGGAGTCAAGATTATAAAAGCAAGTCGTAGCGGCATTGAACCCACAGATGAACCGTAGCAATCCAATATTTCGACCTTTGGCAATATCAATCATTGCTGTTCCTTTCGTTTCCACATTTGAGAAATCGCTTGGATAAGATTTCTTAGTTACTTCGGAACGATAGATAAGAATAACTACATCGGCAGCTTCTGCTATTTGTCCACTATCACGGAGCCGGGCCAATGTAGGAACCGGATTCATGGTGTCTCTATTCAATTGTGAAAGGGCTATAATCCAAATATCAAGTTCCTTGGCGAGGTTCTTCAACCGCCTTGCCACATCACCCATTTGCTGTTCCTTATTTGCTCCCTTCATGTTCACATTGAGAATCTGCAAGTAGTCAACTATAGCACCATCAATGCCATATTTCAACTTCATATAACGAATGGACGAAATGATAGTGTCAATATTGGAGGTACTTCGGTCATCAAAGTAAATACCCTTACCTGATACCTTGCCAATACCTTTGTCAACCGCCTGTAGCTGCGAATCTGTCAAGCGTGAGTACATAATCTGATTGGCAGGGACACCACTCTCCATAGAAAGAATGCGAGCTGTTATCTGCTCTTTTTTCATTTCCATGGAATACATAGCAATTTTGGCACCAAAATCTGCTGCATTCCTCATGATAGAAACAGCTAATGATGTCTTGCCCTGCGAAGTCTCACCAGCAATGATTATCAAATCCGACTTCTGTAATCCTCCTGATTTAGAATCTATTTTTTCAAAACCAGTTGGAGTACCAGTAATATCTTTAGCTCCTGAGAGATTCTCATTTATCATGCTGTAAACATTCTCTAGCCCATCATTAATGGTAGTAACCGTTGTACTACTTGACTTGAAGAGAGATGCAAGTTCATCACTCACAGAATTAGTCACATCAAGAATATCTTCTGATTCTGAATAAGAGTTTGAGATAAGATATTGCCCTATTCCATAGAACTTACGCCTGATGGCCAAGTCATGAAGTCTTGCTGCATACTGATACAAGTCAAAAGTACTGTTAGAAGCAATTTTCATATACTCCACCAGTTCAAACTTCACACCATTGGCAACAAGCTTTCCTTTGACCGTTATCATATCAGGCCTGTTCCCAGATGACACCACTTGGATAACGGCCTCATATATCTGCCGGTGAAAAGGATTATAGAAAGAGTTTTCATTCAGTAATTCCCTAACCTCTTCAAGAGCATTCCTTTCAGTGATTATAGTGCCCAAAACAACTTTCTCGGCATCTTCGTCTCGTAGTTGTACGTTAGCTTCCATATTCTTTCTTTGCCCAGTTTAATACCGTCCTGTACAGGTTGGTATATCGTTTACGTAAGTCCTTTCGATTCTCTATCTGCTCAATAACATCTGCAATCTGTTTACCTGTGTATTTCTCTTTGAGTTTTAGGAACTCGGCTTCTGTGATTTGAGAAGAGAAGTTTTTAGGGTTACTACAGAAAGGAGCTTTTCGTTTCAGCCAATCATTGAATTTTAGAAAATCAGGATTTGAAGGTGCGGGTGAAGAAGCTGCCGCTTCTTTCTCATCTCCGTTAGGAGATTCTTTAATATCTTCTTCATCTTTCTTAGTATTTGTGTCACCCGTGTGTCGCTTTTTAGACGGCTGTGTCACTTGTTGTGTCGCTAGCTGTGTCACTTGCGACTGTAAATCATTGATAATCTTCATAATATCCGTGTCATTAGTTGTGTCACCCGATGCGTCACTGCTATTGTATTCCTCATATTTACAGAGGGTTATCATATTCACTCCTTGAACACACTCAGTACTTATCATTTCCCTTTTTCTAAGAAAAGAAATGAATGTTCTCACTTTTCTTTCTGTCCAATTCCAACGCTTTGCTAAAAACCTGATGGATGCTGGGTATTGCCCACGATTATAGACCACTTCTCGACCTCCGATACTCACCTTTCGGGGCGTTGCTTCAAATCGTGCTGACTGTATTAAGTCCAGCCACGCTTCGCAACTGCTAAAAGTCCGGGCTTCCTTCCACAACTCATTCGAGAAGAACTTGCGGCTTAGTTTTATAAATCCTTTATCGTTTTCCATTCAGATTAAAATCTTACATTGGTTAATTGTCTGCCATTGGAGAAAACAGCCCATTTGCCATTACCTCCGTCCACAAGCCTTAAATCGGACACTTCACCAAAGCGTTTGATATTACCACATAAATCCACAATCCAGCCACATTCTTTATCCGGATGGGGGCGAATTGCCCGGCCGACTATCTGATACCACTGTGCCAGTGACATCGTAGGTCGTGCCATGACGACCGTATCAAGTTCAGGATAATCGAAACCGGTAGTAAGTACACCGACATTAGCCACGACAGGTATCTCGCCTGCCTTGAATGCCTCAAGTATTCTCTCACGCTCACCTTTCGGAGTATCACCGGAAACTATCGCACACCCGGGTATTGACCAGGTAAGTCGTTCAGCTTCTTTTAAGAACCGAGTAAAGACTAAAATACCTTTCCGTTTACCTCCAGCTTTGGGACTCATCAATCTTTGGATGATGTGGACAAGGTAGCCGTAGAAGTCTATCCGCTCGTATTCCCGTTGTACGGATTTGTCGGTGTAGTCGGCACCGGTGGTGTTGACCTTCAGGTTGAGTTCGTTCCATCCGGCTGGGTTCATGGGATAGTAGTTCAGCTTTGCCAGATACCCCATGTCGAGCAGTGTCGATACCTGAACATGGTAAATGACCTCTGAAAAGATATGAGGCTTTGTCCGGGTGATGAATTTCAGCATGGAGCCGAAGTCACGTGAGGAAGACAATCTATAAGGAGTTGCCGTCAATCCAAGAACCTTACACTTCACTGTATCAAAGAAATCCTTGTACATTCCCTCTTTGGGGTTTACAAGGTGGCATTCATCAACAATGATGTTCTTGAAGTGGATGAACAGTTCGGGATGGTTCTTTACCGATCCAATTGTTGCGAATGTTATCCGGCTTATCTCCTTTGAATTGAAGGAAGCTGAATAGATACTGCAATCAAGAATACCGTAGGAACAGAGTTTCTTAAAGTTCTGTTCGAGTATCTCACGGCTAGGCTGGAACACCAACGTATGCCCGTCAAGCCTTGCGGCTATATCCGCTATGATAAGGCTCTTTCCGCTTCCTGTAGGCAATACCATGATAGCATTTGTTTTCTTCGCCTTGTTGTTGAAGAAAGAAACGGCAGCATCAGAGGCTTTCTGTTGATAATCTCGTAATACATAACTCATATTCCTTTCTCCTTTCGTAACTTCTTATTAAGCACCTTGTAATACTTGATTAGCTGCTCATATTCAAAATCGGTAATCTTTGAAGTACCGGCGGCTTTGACCTTCAGCATTTCAAATTTCTGTTGCCCGATTTTAGCTATCAGATTCACTCTATAGCCTTCCAAATGGTCCGCTTTGAATCGGTTGCACGCACGACATTCAGCGTTACAATTCGTTTCGTCAAAGCGTGTAGCCACATGTGTACGGCTGAAATAGTGCCCGCAATCCGCTTGCCCGAACGGTTTTATCTGCCCACATGAAATGCACTTGAAATACCCGTTTGGCATACAATCACGAAGCCGGATGAAAAGGGAAAACTCTTTGTCGAGCTTAGCTTTCAAATCCGGCTTCTTCTTTACTGTTACCCCTGCTTTAT